CTGGCAAGTTTCGCCGACCAGTGCCGGCAGTCTGAAACTGCGCTGATGAAAATCTTCCAGGCATGGCTTCATATTGATTGTGATTATAATGTCCAGTATGCGGATGATTTCGGAATCGTTGATGTTGCATCTGAAATGGCGGAAGCACAGGCATTGTCAGATCTGAACCTTGCGCCGGGTCTCAGAATTGAGATTCTTAAACGGCTGTTGTCTGTCTATCTTCCGGACCTTGATCCTGACCGCTACGATGAAATCATTCATGAGGCTGAAGAGGCAGAAAGGGATGCTGTGATTTCTGCGCAGCCGCTTGAACCTCCGCCCGCCTCCGCTGGTGACTGATGAGTCCGAATGAAGCGGTAGCAAGGTTTCAGAAAGATTACGACAAGACAGCCGAAGAACTGAAGATAGAAGTACAGAAGAATATTGATGCAGGAATGAAGCCGGATGCTGCCGTTGAGAAAGCATTTAATGACGTGGCAGTCATGGACAGCCTGACAAGCGGAGTTGAGCAGGCGATAAAAGATTGTTACACGGTAGAAACTCCTGTTTCTGATACCGGTGTAAATCCTTTCCTGCATTGGATGTCTGAGAATATGAAGCTTTCCGAAACAATCCACGGCGCAGGCCTGAAGATGAAGCAGGAAATCGTTGACACGATTAAGACGGCCCAAAAAGACGGGTCAAATATACAGAAAGCGGCGCGGGCGCTCTATGACGGATATGGATATGGCCATGTAACGAAACAGCAGAAGTTGCCCGAATACCTGGAACAACTATTAAGCGACGTCGACGAAGCGGTAAGCGGCGCTGATGTAGCAAAAGACGAAGCGATGAAAGCCGTTGTAAAAGACGTGAAGAAAGCAGCGCGCAATGTTTCAAGGCTGTCCGGAATGACAAACGGCAGCATGAATTTGAAAGCAGCGTATAATACACTTTTAACGGCTTCCGAGGCTTTCAATGATGAACTTGTTGTGAAGGCCGCAGAAACGGCCATAGAAGAGAAATCACGCTATATAGCGGACAGGATAGCAAGGACGGAAGCCGCCAGAGCATACGGCCAGTCTATTTTTGACAAGTATGCCAATGATAAAAGAGTCGTTGCTTATAAATGGACATTATCTTCACGTCACCCATGCGACGATATCTGCGACATGTATGCCCATGCTGACTTATACGGCATGGGAAAAGGCGTATTCCCCAAGGATAAATTCCCTGTAATCCCTGTGCATCCGAATTGCTTATGCCACATGACGCAAATATATCAGGAAGAATTGGATAATTTGACGCCCGTAAATGACCCGCTCAAAGCTGGTGAAGAATATCTCAAGACAGCACGGCCAAACGTTTTAAAGCGTATTCTGGGCGTAAATGGTGCTGCTGATTTCAAGGCCGGCAGGGTCAAATGGTACGACGCGGCGAAGGAGTACAGTGAAAATTACATGAAAACACTTTTTGAGATTGAAAAATCTGATACAGACGATTAATATGAATGTCTTTCGGTTTGCAGACGTTAAAGAACAAGCTTTTTTATTGGAAAAAATCGGCAAGACGCCGGTTTTTATATTTGCGGTAGACCCGCGGAAAGGGTGCATTCAGACAATGACACTTGAAGAAATTTACTCAAAACTGAAAGAGATTGACGGCGGAGCGGAAATGACTGACGCCATTCGTAAGGAATTGACTTCCCTGCGGAATGAGGCGAAGGAAAACCGTCTGGCAAAGGAAGAAATCCTCCGTGCAATCGGTGCAAAAAATGCTGATGAGGGAAAAGCGCAGATGGAATCGTTGAACAAGCTCATGGAAAAGCTGAAAGAAGCAAATACGAATCCTGATGCAATGGTAACGCGTCTGAGTTCTCTTGAAGATCAGGTGACTGCATTGACCAAGGCAAGCAATGATGCAAAAGCGGCCGCTGAAAAAGCAAAACAGGAGCAGATTGCAAGCCAGAAACACAGCGCGTTGATTGAAGCTCTGACGGCAGCGCACGCAGTAAGTCCAGCTGAGATATCAAAGCTCTTAAGCTCGCAGGTAAGTCAGGATGATTCCGGAGCACTGGTATTCTCTCTGGATGATGGTACGACAGCAGATATCAAAACTGGTGTTGAAAATTATTTGAAATCCAACCCGTGGGCAGTTCCCAATAATGGAAATCCAGGCGGCGGCAGTCACGCTCCGATTGACAATTCAGGACACAAATACACCGGGGAAGAGATTCAGAACATGTCGATTGACGACATTAACAAGAACTGGGATGACATTGTAAAATCATCCAATAGTAATGGTTAAGGAGAAAACATTATGGCAACAACTTCTTTTGTCCCGAAACTCTGGGACGCACGACTTATTGCAAATCTTGACAAAACTCTCGTTTACGCAAATCTGTGCAATCGTGATTATGAAGGCGAAATCAGATCCGCAGGCGATACTGTACACATCAACAAGCTGAATGCACTGACAGTTAAGGATTATACTGGCACTGTTACTTCCGAAAAACTCGGCGGCACTTCTCTTGATCTCGTTATTGATCAGCAGAAATACTTCAGCTTCAAAGTTGATGATATCCTGAAGGTCCAGTCTAATCTGGCACTGGTTGACTCTGCTATGCAGCAGGCCGCTTATGCACTCTCTGATAAAGCAGATCAGACAATTGCAGGTCTTTATGCTCAGGCTGGCACTCAGATCGGCTCTGATGAAAGCGCTACAAATATCGGTACAACAAACAAAGCATATGATGCGCTGATTGATATGGGCGTAGCACTCACAGAAAACAACGTGCCGACTTCCGGCCGTTTCGTAGTCGTACCGGCATGGTTCGAAGGCCTCCTGCGTAAAGATGACAGAATGGTTTCCACTGGTGATGCTGCCGCACAGGCCGCAAGAATCAATGGTTACCTTGGCCGCGTAGCTGGCTTTGATGTATACGTTTCCAACAACGTCCCGAATACTGAAGGCACTCTGTACAAGATCATTGCAGGCGACAATACAGCTATGTCTTACGCACAGCAGATTCTCAATACTGAATCCTTCAGAGACCAGACTTCTTTCGCTGATGTTGTTCGCGGCCTCATGGTTTACGGTGTAAAAGTCGTACAGCCGCAGGCTCTTGTATGCATGACTGCCAGTAAGGGCTGATTATCATGGAAGATGATGCAGAGGGCATCCTGGAGAAACATATAAGGCGTGTCATCGCGAAGAGCGCAACTGCTTTGCAGGAATACGCAAGGAAAAACCACAGATTTACAACGCGCACCGGTGCGCTTGAGCGGTCTGTCTCAAAAGACGTCGCTCCGGATGGTTTCTCTGCTTCCGTTTATCTTGACGAAAATATAGCTAAATATGGGCCTATGATTCATATGGGAACGCCTCCGCATGTCATTTTGCCAAGATACAAGAAGGTTCTTCGCTGGAGCGGGGGAGACGGCTTTGTATTTGCAAAGCACGTCAGGCATCCAGGAACAAAGCCGGACCCGTTTTTGTATGATGCAATACGGGGGACGGACGGAGAGATTCAAAACATGGTCAAAGCAGAATCAGAAAAAGCGGCGCAGGAAGTCGCGGACCTGCTGCGGAAGGACGTGATGAAATGACTTTTATTGAGACGGCATCAGATAACGTCATGACAGCTGATCAGAGAGCCATTGAGTATGCCAATGCTTATGTATCACGCCTTATGTCGCGTCTTGGTGTGCAGGAAAGCGAAGTAAAAACGCCTGTATCTGAGATCGTGCAGAAGCTGGCCGAGCTTGTCGCCTTGCGTGAGCAGGCGGCCTCTCTTGTGGGCAGTGATGCATCGGCATATCTTGACGGTGTAAACACGGATGATATCTATAACAGGAAATACAAGATATACAGCGACAGGATCAAGCAAATAGAAAATACAATCAGTTATACGGATTTCCTTGGCGCTGATGCCGAAGGAAACGATAAATTCTTTGTGGGAACAATCCCGATCGGGAGGGCATGACCATGGACAGAGTATTGTTTTTGGTAGATCGTGTCCTTAAGGTCCTGCAGGAAGAGACGGAAATCCCATGGGTGAAGTCCCTGGCGGGTCCTGCCTTCCCGAAGGTGACCACGGGGTATCTTTGCCTCGGGAATATCCGTTACTTTGATTATGTGAAGGACGTACAAAAGGGGACCATCGCTTTCGAGCTGTTTATCATTACTCCTGAGCTGACAGATGAAACGTCTTTGCTTATCGAGAAAACGACGCTTTTAGTCAAGGATATCTTGAATGAAAACGAAGATTTCGACGGCGAAGCGATTTCTTCTGAAGTGACGGAAATCAATTTTGTGCCCCCAGCTGGTAAAGCGGCTGCCGGCGCGTCTCGTATTTTATATAATGTTACTTTTGAAGATTATGAAGTATAAAAAGGAATGGTGAAAATATGTCTAAAGTAAGACCGGCATACGATGCAAGCGCCGATAAGCTCAAAGGCAAGGATGTGCTTGTATACATCAATTACGGCGAGACTGCCACTTATGAAGCGCCTGCATGGTGCCTGATTGGTGGTCAGACTGATGCCAAGTATGACATAAAAGCGGATTCCATTGATGGATCCAACAAGAGCTCCAACGGATGGGGCGAAACCTATGCAGGCATCAAGACGACGGAGCTCGACCTGGAAGGCGTAAGGGGCAAGAGCGATGAAGGCCTTGTGGCTCTTCGTGATGCCTTCGTCAATGATGAAAAGGTAGATATCGTCAGATATGCAACGGATGGCACTGCAGAAAGAAACTGGTATTCTATTACGGATTTTTCTGATTCCACGCCGCATGACGACATGGCTACATTCTCCGTAACCTTGGAAGGCGTAGGAAAGCCGAAATTCTATTCTGGCCTTTCCTCCCTTTCCGAAGTTACAGGTTCCGCCGGAGCATAGGAGATTAAATAATGAATTATGACCGTCTGAAAAGATGCGCGGTCGTAAGAATCGGAGACGCTGACGTCAGCGTCTCTTTTTCTTTATCTGCGCTTGAAAAGCTTGAAAACAACGTATTTACGAACCTCATTACCTTTGCTGATTCCGGAAAAGTTCCCACGATGACGCAGCTCGTCGAAGCGTTCAAGATCGGATATGAAGACGCCAATCCGGATAAAGGGGACGCTGAGGAAAAGGCTCTCCAGCTGATGCACGAAAAAGGGCTTCCTGAGCTTATGAAGGCTTTTTATATTGCGCTTGGTGCGTCCGGCGTCCTTGGCCCAGAAGGTTCAGAAGCTGTCATGAAGTCGTTCGGCGTCGAATACCGTGATCCGAAGCCAAAAAACGCGAGAGCGGAGAAACCGGCGAAAAAATAGAGAGTTTCTCCGATTATTTATCACTGATCCTTCCCATCTGTTACGGAGAATTATCATTGACCGGAGAGGAAATCGCAAGAATGACGCCGTATGAAGTCATGATGCGTGTCGAAGGATACAAAGAACGTATGAAGAACAAGCGTATTTTCGCCGCGTCTTTTATTACGGCTCCCATTATCAACTCCGGATCCAGAGGCCCCAAGAGGGCTGTCACGGTCAAACGGCTGCTGCCTGATGATTTCGGTTTGAATGCATCCGGAAAGAAGATAGACCACATGAAAGAAGTCGTAAAACAGG